CGCCTTGCCGTCGCTGTTCTGCATCACGAACCACATGTCGCTCGGCACGTTGCCGGTGTAGTTGTTGATCTCGGTGAAGTTGGCGATGTAGCTCGAGCTGCGCGTCGTCACGGTGAACGCGCCCCATGCGAACGCGGTGCCGCCGAGGGTCCCGATCTGCGTCCTGGCCCTGATGTTGTTCGCGATCGTGAACCCGATCGACTTGGCCGAGTAGGCCACGCCGCCGAAGTTGAAGACCGGCACACCGAGCGCATCGAGGATCGGACTGGCCGTCGGGTCAGCATGCCCAAGACACAGCGATGCCGATTCGCTGCGCTCGGTCGTGATGCCGAGCAGATTGAACGATGCGGTCGTGAGCGCGTTGTCGCTGATCGTGAGGGTCAGGCCATCGAACACGAGCTTGCGGTAGAGCTCGTAGAGGTTCACATCGAGGCGCCCGACCTCCGCATCGAAGAAGTAGCGCTGGGTCCCGTTCTTCATGCGGGCACCGCGCACGATCGTGACCGAGCTGCTGGACCCTGACCACACCGGCCCCTCGGTGGTCACGGTCGTGGCGGCCACGACCGTCACCTTGCGGAACCCGTCTTGCCCTGATCCAGTGCCCGTGATCTTGACGATGTCACCGACCTGGATCGTGTTGCCGGTGGTGAAATCGATCGCGGCCTTCGTGACGGTCACCTGGCCCGCCACGATGCTGCACGAGCTCTCAGACCGCTCCGCGTCCTCGGTCGCTCGCAGGACCGCGCGCAGCGCGAACCACAGCGCCTCGTTCACGACCGGGAACTGCATCTCGACCGGCACGCCGCCGCTCGTCGCGAGCGACAGCCGGACCAGGTCCTGGATATTCGCATCGGTGCGCAACGTCTGGCTCTGCGCATAGCCGACATTGCTGCGTAGGCTTTGGCCGGTCGTGGCCAGCACCTTCATGTTCAGGGCGGCTGGCGTGCTGAAGTCCGTGCGCTGCACGAGGCTGACTCGGACACTATTGGCTTCGCTCATGTTGTTGCCTTAGCCGAGCTCGTCGGCCCTGAACGGGATGACCACGCGACGACGGCACCACGCCGCGTCCTGCTCGGCAGTCCCGACCACGCCGACCCCGAGGAACGTGATCTGCGGCGCGATGCTGATGTTGCGGAACGCCGCGATGATGCTGTCCGCGATGCTGAGCGCGGCCGCGTCGCCCTTTGCAATCGGCACGAAGATCTGGACCATGCCGTTGCCGGTCATGCGGAAGCGCTTGCCACCCGGGTTCCCCGTGCTGACCTGCTGATTCTGGTCGATCGAGAGCGAGAACCGGCACCATTGCGCGACCATGCCGGGAGGCTCGGGCACGTTGTCGTGGATCGTGCGCAGCTCGAGCGGGTCCGAGACCTCAGTCTTGAACCGGGTCCGGATCGCCTCGAAGAGCGCGGCCTGCGTCACCGCACCCTCGCATACTTCGCCGCCACGCTCGCCACGACCTGATCGATCCAGCCGGCGGGCGCCTGCTTGCTCGAGCCGTTGGCGAGCGCGTCCATGTAGTCGACCGGGTTGCTGATCGTGGCGAAGTCGACCGGCTTGTCCGTGATGCGCGTGATGACGTTGCGGCCCTCAGCTTTCGCGAGCGCGCCGGTCGGATCGGCGCCAGAGAGCTCGGTCGTCCCGTAGGCGCGATACAGATCGACGCGCCAGTTGCGCTTCGCGTGGCCGGAGCCCTCCTTGATCGGGAGTAGCACGGGCGTGCCCTCGATGAGCCCATCGGCCAGCTCGGTCAGGATGTTGCGCTGCATTGGCGCGGCGTGCTGAGCCATCACCTCGTCCGGCCACTGCTGCAGTTCCCGGTTGAAGTCGGCCAGGTTCATGCCGCGACCTCGCCGACGTCGAGACGCCACTGCGTGACCGCCGTGCCGATGTAGCTGGGAAACGCGTCGATCACGGTGAACACGCGCCCGGCGTACTTGAGCCGCCAGCCGGGTTGCGGACGCGCCGCGCTGTCGAGCTGCGTCACGTAGACCGTCGCGCTGATCCCGTCATCTCGCCACCGCCGCGATTCGTCGCGCAGGTCGGTCGCCCAGCACGCATACTCGACTGGCGTCTCGGTGACGGTGCCGCTCGTGTTGTAGGCGCCGCGCGGATCGACGAGCTGGGCCTCCAGGCCCGTGAGCTTGGTCGCCTGGAACTGCGCCGCCGAGATGATGTCGCGCAAGGTCATTGCCGCACGCGCTTCCTCGAGGAACGGCCGCCGATCTCGTCGATCGTCTCGTCGCCCGGCAGCGCCGTGTTGACCGCGTCCGGCAGCGTGGTCGCGGCTTGCAGCGGCGCGACCGGCTCGACCGGCGTGATGAACAGCCGGTGTTCGCGCATCGCGCGCACGACGTCGGCAACCTCGACTCCGTCGACCAGGTCGACGAACCCGAGGTTGCCGCGTGGGGTATAGAGGCGCGCGCGCATCAGAGCGAACGCTTGCTCTGGCCTTCGACGTAGACCCAGCAGAAGCCCGTGTTCGCGCCCACGGCCGCGGGCTCGACCTCCGTGACCTTGCCGATTGCCTGCCTGCTGCTCGCGGTCAGGTTGATGTCGGTGCCGCCGTCTCCGACGTAGACGGTCGAGCCGATGTCGGTCAGCGCGATGGCCGAGCCCTTCGCGATGCTGAGCCGCACCTCCACCTTGTCCGCGACCTCGATGCGATCGCCCGCAGTCGTGGCGCTCATCAACGCGATGCCGGCGAACGTCGTGCCGGCGGCCGTCGCGTTCTGCATGTTGCCGGAGCCGTCTTCCTCGACGAACGCTCCGGCGAAGAGAGCGCCGGCAGCCGGATAGGTGACGGTCGTGCGCTTGTCGATCCCGCGGTATTGCCGCGGGCTTGCCACTGTCAGGTTGGCCATGGCCGGCGCGCTCAGCAGCAACAGCGCGGCGACGAGGATCAGGAGAAAGGTCGTCATGTGTGATTCGTTGGTTCTGGTTCTTGGTATGTCGTGGCGCCGGCGCGATCGGGGTTGTCGCCGCGCGCGCCGGCAAGCGCGGCGGCCCCGCTTCTCAGGAGGTCGTGCCCCTGATCGCCAGCTCGAAGCGGCCGTAGCCGACCGCGCCGGCCCAGCCGTGGCCGAACAGCGCCCGGTTGGTCTTCTTGGCGTGTTCGCTGTCCGGTCCGAGCTCGACCGGCGCCACGCCCTCCTCCTGCAGCAGGAACGAGCGGATGCCCGCATCCGTGCGGAACATGTAGAACACGTTCGTCGTGGTCAGGCGCGCATTGAGCAGCGGCACGAAGCTGTAGCCGAAGCGTGCGAGCTCGCCGAGCGGGTTCGTCGCGCTGGCCGACGTGAACATGGCCGAGATGGCCGCAACCGTCGCGCCGTAGAGGCCCGGCGGCGTCATCACGATGAACTGGCGCGCGGCCTCGTTCATCGGTTGGCCCTGGTCGTCGAGGAACGCGAGCATCCTGGAGAGCAGCAGCAGGATGTTGGTGCTCTGCTGCGCGGTCGTCGGGGTCGCGCCACCCGCGAGCCCATCGCCCGAGACGATCGCGTTGTTGATCGTGCCGGACGAGCCGATCGCGTGCGAGGTGGCGAAGTAGGCGACGCCGTCGTAGGCGTTGCCGTTCGCCGTGATCAGCGAGGTCAGCAGGCTCTCGGGGAAGAACGCGACACGCGTCGCCAGGTCGGCCGCGCGCGCCATGATCTGGCCGGTCTTGTCACGGCGCAGGTCCGGAATGCGGAACTCGATCGTGCCCTCGTAGTCGTCGTTGAACAGCGTGATCGAGTCGCCCACGATCTCCTGGGCCGATCGTTCGCCTTCCCACTTGCGCAGCTGCGGGGCCATCCGGAGCCACGGGTAGTTCTCCGACGGCGAGCTCGAGTCGAACGCGCTCGCGACGGTCCGGGACCAGGACATGCCGAGCTGCGCCTGCAGCGTCATGGCGTAGCCGGCGCGCACGCCCGCGATCGTCACGGGGGCCGAGGGCGAGGTCGAGGCGAGCTGCACGTCGTGCGGCTTCGCGCTCATCGGCTTGCCGCTCGCGTCGAGGAGGCGCGGAATCCTGGTCGGGTTCCAGCCCGCGAGCTCGACGTGCTGCAGCGCGATGTAGTGGTCCTTCGACATGAACTGCTCGTTGAGCTTCGGATCGCTGTCCCAGCGGGCCGCCCACTTGTCCCGGCCCTCGGGCATCGCGTTGATCTGCGCGAGCTTCGTCGTGTTCGCATCCCCACCCGTGTTGCCCCCGCTGAGCGGCTTGTCGCTCAGGTTCAGGCGTTCGGCGAGCTGCTTGAAGCGGTTCCGCAGGTCCTCGTTCAGGCGCAGCGTCGCGGCCGAAGCCTCGGCGCCCCCCACGATGAGCTCCTGCACGAGCTGCCCCTGCTCGGGCGCGGCCGCCGCCTGGATCGCGGCGATGCGCTCGCGCTCGGCCTTGAGCGTCGCGGCCTGGGTTTCCTCGCGGATCTTCTTTTCGTCCACCAATGCCGTGCCGGGTCCACCGGCGACGGCAGCTTCGTCGATCTTTTTCGTCATTGGTTCCTCTGCCGTCGCCGTGTCACAGAACTCCACCTCCAGCTCGGGCGACGTGTCCGATAGAGCTGCGGCAGAGGTATTCGAGTCAGCACCGAGCGCGGTGAACGATGTCTCGCGCAGCTCGGAGTTGCGGAAGATGTGGCCAGGGCCCTGGACCATGAGCCCGTTGACCTCGGCCTGCGCGCCCTCGCGCAGGACCTCGATCTTGGTCGGGAACAGGCGCACGGATGCCTCCCACGGGAACCCGTCCCGGCTCTCGTTGCGGACCTGCTGCGCGAGCGCGCTGTTCTTGAGGAACGTGCCCGACAGGGTGAGCCCGCTCTTGTCGACGCTCCGCGAATCGCTGACGCCAATGCGCTGCGAGACGTCGTGGTCGACGAGAATCGGGATCTTCGACTTGCCCTTGATGCCAGCCAGGTCGATCGCGAGGTTGCCCCACCACCAGTGATTGAGCACGGGCGCAGGGCTCTTGGCCAGGATCGTGAATCGCTGCGGGCCGTCACCCTCGGCCGCCAGGAACAGCTCGTGGCCCTCGACCGCGAACTCGCATGCTCGCGCCGGCACCTTCTTCTTCTCGATGGTCTTGGTCATGCTGGTTGCTCCTGGGGTTGGTCCTGCGGCTGGTCCTGCGGCTGCGGTGGCTGCGCCTGCGGCGTCGCGCCCACGGCCTCGAGCGCACCTTCCGGCAGCCCCTTGCGCTGCTCGATCTCGCGCGCCAGAACCCACGCGTCGGCCCTGGCCTCATAGACCTCTTCCAGGTCCATGCCGCTACGCGCGGCCTCGGCCTGCGGCGTCGAAAGGTTGCCCTTGACCGCGAGCGTGGACGATTCGATCTCCTTGACCGGATCGACCCAGCCCCACGCGGGCCGGATCCAGCGTGCCGCGAGGAAGGCCTCCAAGTTGCCGAGCATCTGGGGGAACTGCGGCAGCTCGCCACGCAAGATCCCTTCCTTGATCACAGTCTGCCAGACGGGCCGGCACCAGGTCCGGATCAGCAAGGCCTGCTCGTTCTCGAAGCCGCGGCGCGCCTCGAGCAACATGCTGCGCGCGCTCGAGTAGTTCATCGAGCTGAAGTCGCGCGCGAGCATCTCGTAGGACAGACCCAGACTCGCGGCGAACGCGCGCAGGACCCGCACGATGAACGGATCGAAGGTCGTGCCAGGTCGTGTTGGCGCGAAGCCCGTGAACTTTTCGCCCGGATTCAGATAGTAGTTCGCGCCCTGCTCGAAGGTCTCGTGAAAGACCGGTCCGCCAGTGCCGCCGTCTTCCGGGCTCTCGGCTTGCAGAGACGGGTCAGCCGGGTCGAGCGGCCTCTCGATGATGTTCACGACGGTGCCCTGCACGCGTGCGGCCGCGACCTCGCTGTCGAGGTAGTGGTGCAGGTGGTCCATCACGCCCATCCCGGCCGCGATCATGGGCATGCCGCGGCTCTGACCGGGCCGCACGCGCTTGTAGACGTGCAGCACGTTCCAGAATCCGCCCCGGAACCGATCGAAGCGCTCGGGCAGGAGCTGGAGCGCGCCTCGCGTTTGGAACCGCAGATCGTCCGGGTGCTGCGGCGCGATCCAGTAGGCGACCGGCTGGCCGGCCTCGCCGATCTCGACGCCCTGCCGCGTGTTCGCCACGCTCGAGAACGGGTCCTGCAACCTGGCCGGGTCGATCAGTTCGAAGGAGGTCTGCTGTGCACCGCCGCGTCCTGGCAGCAGCACGCGATGCGCGATCGACTCGCCGTCGACCAGGCGCCCTCGGTATGTGATCTCGGTCAGGTCGGCAAAGTCACTGATCCGGTTCGCATCCGCGAAGTTGGCCGCCCACTCCTTGAAGTACTGCTCGGCAGCCCGGTTGAAGTCCGCACACTGCGACTCGGTGCAACCGCCCGTGAGCTCGGGCCGCACCGCGGCCTGCGGCATGATGCCGGTCCCGACCACGTTCTCGAGGATCACTCGGATCCCGGCGGACGCATGCGGGTCGTCGCGCACCAGGGCCTCCGACTTCTGCCGCAGCGTGTCGAGATCCGGAAGCAAGTCGCCGTCGGCCGAACCGCTCGACATCTTGGTGCGCAACCGGTCGAGGCGCGCGGCCTCGAACCGCAGCGCCGCGACCTGGCGGTCTCGATGCGCGCCCCTGAGCTCAGGCGATGAGACAGCCTGCAGCCTGGCGCGCGCCTGATTCCGACGCAGCGCGCGCTCAGGCGACACGGCCGCGACCACCGAATCGAGCAACCGCGCAACCACGCCAGGCGCTGTCATGGAAACCTCGCGAGGGTCTTGCGCACTCGACCGCCCTGGCTGACTGGCATGCGGGCGATGGTGGACTCCATCAACTCGCGCACGGCCTGGAGGCTGGGCAAGGTGATCTGTCCGCCGTTCCCTGGGAAGGACACAACGCTCGTTCCTGCGAGCAGGGCCGTCCTGCAGCCCGCGACGATCTCTGCATCGGTCGGCGTCGCGGCGGCTGGCTCGGGCGCCGCGAGACGTTCGCGCACGCGGATCCACGTATCGAAGTCGACGCGCGCTTTCTTGATCTGGCCGCCGGCCGAGAAGTGCAGGCCGTCGATCGCGTAGTCGTCCGGGAAGACATAGACGCCGCCCGCGATCTCGGTGCCCATGCGCATCTCGGACACGCCGATCGCTTTGTTGGCGGCCTCCAACGCTTTCAACTGCGCATAGATCAACTCGCGGTTCGCCGCAGTGCCGCCGTAACGACTGGGGCCGGTCAACACGGTCGCCACCGTTTCGCCGATGTGCTCCCATAGCGCCTCGACGAGCACCTCCGCATTTGCACCGATCCTCTTGAGACGCTGCGCATCCGCTTCGTCGTTGTCGAAGAGGTTGATGTAGATCCCGACGCACTTCGGCGTGTTGCCCTCCGCCTTGATGAGCAGCTCGGCGGCGGTGATCTCGTTCGTCGCCGCAGCGAACAATGCACTCGGACTCGTCGGGCTGAAGTCCAGACTCAGGACGGTTTGAAACCAGCCGATGAACCCGGCGAAGGGAGGAACGGGATCGGGCGAGTAGATCGCGCCTTGAAGGAACGGCGACAGCATGCTCGCGCTGATCCCCATCTCGACGACGACGAGCGGTTGCGTCAGCTCCGTTCGCTGCAGGAAACCGAGTTCGAGTATGCTGTTGACCGTCGGGCCTGCGGCATAGGCAACTCGGGGGTTCTGGAAGGGCGTCGCGTCGTAGTTGCACACGTCGCGCCCGGTGAGGAAGACGGGCGCGTTCTGATCAAGGAAGATGGTCTCGTCTTGCAGGACGCACTTCGTCGGGTCGGCTAGGTCTGCGATGGTCTCGCATGCGCCTGCGCCGGTCAGGATGCAGAAGCCCCCCGCCAGTCCCAACACCACCGGCTTGTCTACCGTGATCGAGTCGATCGTCCAGGCAACGATCCGCCGCA